TGGGAATCAAGACATTTCCTATTCGAAACTTGTTTCTTGGTGTTGTTGTTTTTAGCAGAATGTTTTTTGCATTCCGCAATATGATTAAATCTCCGTTGAGATGAAATCGCTTTTCGCTTTTCAGCTTTGCGATCTCTTCTCTTCTTCGACTCAAATTTTGCAATACGCTCTGCCTTCCCTGATTGGGAAAACAAAGTGATTGAATTTATGTGCATAAAATACACAACTGAAATCACTAGCATTACCGCTAGTAACCAGAACCCTTTTGTTGCATTTGTGATTTCTTCTCCTAAAAAGTTGTAATTAAACATGATTAAAAAGAAAGGGTTAATATCAGTAACTTAAAAAGCTAATAAATAACAATCACAAAAATAAATAAAAAGTTGAAACTATCAATCTAAATGCCTCATCTCAAAGCATAGCCTTATATGAATCACGGGAAGCAACTCCCTACACGCTGGTACGTGCTGAAGCTAAGGGTACTTTGAAGAGTATTGGGATCTATAACATGCTGTACGTCGCATTAATCAAAATCCAGAGAACCAATTGTTCTTCACTAACAGTTATACATCTAAAATGCGCTTTACTCGTCTTCTGCGAGTGCATTTATCGTAAATGAAACTTATTAATAAAGTGGGATTTCTCCAAGCAATTGAAATGTCAAATCTAAATCATTACAATCAAATTTCCAATTTAATTAAATTCGTAAATCGTAAGCTAAACACGGGTAATGTACTCCTGACTTTAATCAAGTACAAATTTACCGTTGAAGCAATAATAAAATTGGTTAATATTTTTAACAGAAAAATAAAATAAACTGCGCCTTGTTGACGATTTAAGAAATTTAGCAAACTCTCTTGTTTTAATAATTCTTTATCAACGAGATAAAATAAATAATAATGAATACATTAAGCAATATATACGGCTCGAAAAACGTATACTTAGGTAAACTACTCATTGGTAATAGGGTCAAAGAACCTAATACCAAGGTGCTTATAGACACTAAAACTTAAACATAACTAATAAGGGGTGAAACTTATTAGGAATAAAGTAGACACTCCAGACAGGGTATAATAATAACCTGAAAGGAGACTACTATACTTATTCGGAATGTAAGTATTCAATAAAATTAAGAAAAGCATGGTCCGGTGCTAAACGGACAATATCTAATCAAATGGAACTCTATATAGGTTGTGAAACCTAT